GATACAAAAATAACAGAAGATGAATTAAAAGACATTATGATATTATTAGACATAATAAAAGATTTAGATGATGACAATCCATTAAAAGCATTGTACAATTCTAAAAAAATGTTAGACAAAATGAAAGTACAAGATGAAAATAAACTTTGATGTAGATATTGATATGGCAGATAGAGACAAGTTTCTTAAACTTGTTGAACATGTTCCTGCTAGTATCAAACGTGATGGTGAATTTGAAAAACACAATACTGGTGTCTACTTTCAACCTATTCCAAACTTTCCTATTGAAGGTTACAGCACAATAGACCATAAAGAAGCAGAAGAGATGGGTTATTTTAAAGTTGACTTTTTAAATAATCATGTGTATGAAGGCATTAAAAATGAAGCACATCTTGATAAACTTTTAAACACAGAACCTATGTGGGAATTATTTGGACACAAAGAAATAGTGGAAAAACTTTTCCATATAGGTAATCATTATGAAATAGTAAAACAACACATGCCAACTAGTGTAGAACAACTAGCAATGATATTGGCTATGATAAGACCAGGTAAAAGATACTTAGTTGGAAATGATTGGTCAGTTATAGAAAAAGAAGTTTGGCAAAAAACAGATGATTACTTTTTTAAAAGAAGTCATGCAATAGGATATGCAACTTTGATTATTGTGCAATTAAATTTAATAGTGGAAACTACTCTTCAGGCGGAATCTTCTTAACTAATTGAATACTTCTTCTTTTAATCCTTTTTCTTAAAATATTTTGCATACTTGTAACAGGACCAAACAGTATTTCTGTTTCTTTGTTGATAAATGTTCTTAAACAATGTCTAAAGTCTTGCATTTCTTGGTATAAAAATACATCGATAGGTAGCATACGATTAGATTCCCACCACCATAAATCGGCATGTTCCAACATTAAACGTTTCTCATCATTGTTTCTACACTTTTCAATATCGTAAAAACTTATGATATGTTGGTCTTTGTTTTGTACTATTCCTACGAATTCAGTGCCGTTAAACTCTATACCTGTTAAAAATGGATACTTTTCTTGTAACTCTTCTTGCTTAGTCATCTTAGATATTTATAAACACTATAGATAAATACATATTATAAATGGAAGATTAATTATGTCATTTGGCAGTAACAATACATTATATATTTTAGGAAACCCGTCAATCGACCTTGTTTTAACGTCGGACGGTATAACAGTGGACAATAGACCAATGAATCAAACTAAACTAACAGTACATAAAGGTTATGACTCTCAGTTAAACTTTTTTGTAAGAAATAGAGACAGAGTATTGCAAAACCTCAGTGGTAAAACATTGTATGCTAGTATAATTAATCCTAATACAAATAAGAGAGTGATGTTTAAACAACTCACTTTAGTTAATAGTGGTACAGGAGGAGAAGCAAAACTTAATTTTGTACCAGGAGATTTAACAAATTTGTCACCAGGATTATACCAAATTAGTATCAGTGAAAGCAGTGATGGTGGAGTAACACAAAGTCCGTTGTATGCTAACCAAAACGATAGAATTATTTCAGACTTAGAAATTAGAAGCAGTTTAGAGTATGACCCTATAGCAACACAAGAGCAAACAACATTTACACAAACGCAGAATACAGATTTAGGAGATCCTGCAAATGTATTTGTAACAAGTGCTATGTATGGTAATCAGGATCATAACTTTAATCACAGCCAGCACACTATAGGTATGTACATGACTAATTTTGTTGGTAATGTTACAATACAAGGTTCTGCTTTATCTAGTACACCAACACAAGATAATGATTGGTATGATATAAACGTACAAGGTGATATAGGACAGACTGCAATACCTTTTAGTAGTGCATTTAATGGTATAGATGCTTATAACTTCAAAGTCAACACCAATTGGGTCAGGGTTAAATTCGATAAAACCTCAGGTTCTTTGGACAAAGTTTTACTAAGAAATTAGTTGACATTGTACAAATTGGTGTTATAATAGTTTTGTTATGCATCATCATGAACTTGTAGACAAAGTACATAGAATACTTATGGATAATTTGCCAGTCAATAGTGGCAAAACTCCTAGTGGCTGGACTACATTTAATTGTCCAATGTGTACTGACAAAAGAAAACGTGGTGGTGTTATACAAAGTAATGCTAAAATAAGTTATCATTGCTTTAACTGTGGATTTACAACTGGGTGGGCACCAAGTCCTAAACTAGGTGGTAAGTACAAAAAATTATGTGAAACTTTGGGTGTGCCAGCAACTGACATACACAAAGTTGTATTAGATTTAATGCGTCATGCAGAAGTATTAGAAACTGAAGATAATTCAGACTATGTTTATACTGCGGCAAAATTTGAAACTAGACAACTTCCAGAGGAAACCTCGATTGTAGATGATTTACCTGATGACCATAAAGTCAAACAATATGCTGTTGAACGTGGTTTGTTAGGTAACTATCCTCTATTGCATATTAACAATAGTATGTATAATGCTAGATTAGTCGTCCCTTTTATGTATAACAATCAACTAGTCGGCTGGACAGGTAGGCACATAAACCCACCCAACAAGGAAACTGCAAAATATCTTCTCAACATGCAAAGTGGATATGTGTTTAACATTGATAAATTTGTTGACACAGACAGAGAAGTTGTAGTTGTAGTTGAAGGCGTATTTGATGCAATATTAATTGATGGTATTAGTGTGTTAGGTAACGGTGTTACAGCCGAACAAGCACATCTAATAGACAAACTTAATAAACGTGTTATACTATGTCCTGATAGAGATGATGCAGGTAAGGAACTTATAGATAAAGCAATAGAACTAGGATGGGAAATTAGTTTTCCACCTTGGAGCAGTGATTGTAAAGACGCCGCTGATGCTGTACATAAATATGGTAGACTACTTACTTTAGCAAGTATTATAAAACATGCTAGTGATAATAAAATAAAAAATCAAGTAAAGGCAAAAATGTTATGAAGTTATTAATAAATGGTTGCAGTTTTACAGGCGGTAATGATGTAATACATAATGAATTTGGTGAATTAACAGATACACCAGATTATGTATGGAGTAATCATATGGGTGTAGAATCAACAAATCTAGCAATAGCAGGTAATAGTAATGATAAAATTATTAGGACAACATTAGAGCATTTAAAACATGATGATAATTATGATGGAGTTATTATACAATGGACAGCACTATATAGGCTTGAACGTTATATAGAACAGTATGATATTTGGGGCAATATATGTAATCAATCACATGTTTATCACAAAGAAGAAAAAACACAAGAAGAAATACAACAACTAGATAGACATAAAATGTTTGGAATACATTTCGATAAAATTGAAGAAGACCACGGAGAAAAAGTAAATACACTAGATAAACTATTAACGACAGCATCTGATAATTATATTTGGTTAAACAGTGATGTTGATTATAAAGTAAAGTTTTTGCAAGATGTTTTGTTAATGCAAAGCATATTGGAAAACTATGATATGCCTTATTTGTTTACTAGTATGTCGCATTTTAGTCATTGTAAATTAATGAAGTTAAAAACTGATTATGAACATGTATTGCTAGAGCAAATTAAATTGGATAAATGGACTAAGAGACCTATGACTCATATGTGTGCTAACGATTTTGACGACACATTACATCCAACAACTAATGGACATCAAAAAATTGCTAGTGAATTGATGAGGGAGTTTAAAAGAGTAAATGGATAATATAGAAAACTACACAGAAGAAATACAAGAAATGTTTTTAAATTTCTTGGTTACAGACCCTGAATTGTTTGTTAGGGTAAACAACATTGTTGAGCCTTATATGTTTAACAAAAGATTTCAAGACACAGTAAAATTTATACAACAACATAGTGCAGAGTATAGTAGTATTCCAACCATTGACCAAATTAAAGCAACAACAAATGTAGAACTAGAACGTATAGAAGGACTTACATCTAATCACACAGATTGGTTCTTGGATAGTTTTGAAAGATTTTGCAGACACAAAGCATTAGAAAAAGCAATATTAGACAGCACAGACTTATTGGAAAAAGCAGACTATGGTGCAGTAGAAAATAAGATAAAAGAAGCAAGTCAAGTTAGTTTGGTAAAAGATTTAGGTCTTGAATACTTTGAAAATCCAAAAGAAAGATTACAATACATAAAAAGTCAAGCAGGTGCAGTAAGTACAGGTTGGAAAATGTTTGACCAAAAACTGTATGGTGGATTGAACAGAGGTGAGATTACAATTTTTGCAGGTGGTAGTGGTGCAGGTAAAAGTTTGTTTTTGCAAAACTTAGGTGTAAACTGGAGTTTGGCAGGACTTAATGTAGTTTATATCAGTTTAGAATTGAGCGAACAATTAATTAGTATGCGTCTTGATGCTATGGTTAGTGAATATAGCACAAAAGAGATTATGAGAAATATGGATGATGTAGATTTGAAAGTTCGTATGAAAGGTAAAGGCGCAGGTAAGTTTAGAGTAAAACAAATGCCAAATGGTGTTACTGCAAATGATATAAGAGCATTTGTTAGAGAGTATGAAATAAACACAGAAGTAAAAGTAGATGCAATATTAGTAGACTATTTGGATTTGATGAGCCCAATAAGTGCAAAAGTTAGTCCAGGAGATTTGTTTATTAAGGACAAATATGTATCTGAAGAATTAAGAAACTTAGCAATGGAAACACAGACATTGTTTGTTACAGCATCGCAGTTGAACAGAGGTGCTGTAGAAGAAATAGAATTTGACCACCATCATATTGCAGGTGGTATTAGTAAAATACAAACAGCAGATAATGTTGTGGGTATATTCACAAGTAATGCTATGAGAGAACGTGGTAGATATCAAATACAGTTTATGAAAACACGTTCTAGTAGTGGTGTTGGCAGTAAAGTAGATTTAAAATTTAATCCTGATACACTTAGAGTAGAGGATTTAGATGAAGAGGATGAAGATTCACTAACATTAACATCAGGTAGCCTACTTGACCAACTAAAAAGAGGCAATAGTATTAAAGCAGACGAGCCAGAAGCACAGAAAACTATCAGTACTGCATTGAACATGCAGGAGTTCATGAAGAAAAATGACCTTTAAATGATAAATATGCATATAAGATAGGAAACATATATGTCTATGAGAAAATCGAGAAGTATTTTAGAGGAATTAAATTCTATAAGTGTAGATAGAAGTCGTCATCATGTTCTCGAAAACAGAGTCCAGCATTTAGTAACAAGTGCAGAAAACATAAAAGCAATTTTACGTGAAGCATATTCACCAGAAGTAGCATTGGACTTAGAAAGAAGGCTAATTAATTCAATTAAATCAGGCGATTCTAAAAAATTCTCTCGTGGCATAAAAAAAGTTGTTGCGGAGAGCGAATCAAATGAGAAGTAAAGACCTCAAAAATATTAAAGAAGCACCAGGTGACGTAAAAACAAATAAATCTGGAAATCTACGAGGCATGAGATCTACAAGTAGTCAATACAGAAAACAAAGCGATCCTGATTTCGACAGAGTAGCACAACAAAATAATCAATTTAGAAGTACACCACCAAGTCCAAAAAATGTAATGGGTGACCGCAGAGGTATGGAGCCTGGTTCTAGAAGAACGCAATTCAGAAAAGATACTGATCCTGAATTCGACAGAGTAGCACAATCCAATAATCAATTCAGAAGTACACCACCAAGTCCAAAAAACAAAAGTGGTGACCGAAGAGGTATGGAGCCTGGTTCTAGAAATCAGCAATATAGAAAAAAAGGTGATCCTGAATTTGACAGAATAGCACAACAAAATAGACAATTCAGAGCAGGAACCGGCGGCGGTTCAGGCGGTTCAGGCGGCTCTGGTGGCGGAGGCGGTAACTCCGGTGGCGGAGGAGGAAACGATGATTTCGGCATGAATCCTTTAGGTGATCCAGGTAAGAAAAACCAAGCGGGTCAAGACACTAGATTTAAAAGAGCAGACCAACGTATCAATAACAAATTTGATAATCAAGATGATTTAGCAGGTGGGTCTAGCAGATTACAACAATACAAAAGAGACAAAGAACAAAAAGCAAGAATGCAAAAATCCAAAACCAAAGGTGATATTGGAAGATTTGCAGACGAACGTGCAATATTTAAACCAGGTAAGATTATACAACACCCAAGTGGTTTTTACTATCAACTACAAAAAGACAGAAGTTATGTAGAAGTAGATGGTGTAACAACCAACAAAAAGACAGGTGAAATCACAGGAACACCAAAACCTGCTGAAGGCGGATTTACTGTAAAACCTAATTCAAGACTAGGTAAACAACTTGTTACTTTGACCAAAGATCCTAAAGCAAAAGTTGACCAAAGTGTAATGGATAAAATTAAAGGTGCCGCCAAGGGTGCATTACAAAAAGGTTTAGATGCAACTGGAATGGACAATCTAGCCGCTAAAACAAGG